CTTATTAGTGTGATAGAAAAATATGACCTTTGGGTATATGATTTACCGATTTTTTCACGATAAGATAGAAGGCGATGAATGGCTAATAATTCAGCACTTACCTTTAGGCAACTATAAGGCTATCTGTACGCGTGAAAATGAATACTATAAATTAGGTGATGTAAAAACTTTTTTCTTTGATGACTTTGATATTTGGTCAAAAGGAAAAATAAAACCAAAAAATGATTCATTGACAAATAAAAAAAAATACGATGGTAAACCTCGTATAACTTGCAAATATTAAATAATTATCTTATTTTTTACTGTCAGTCATTTGGTTTTTGGTTTGTGACCGCCTGTTTTGAAGTTCAGGCGGTTTTTTTTAAAAATAAGATATGTATTTTACGTTTGAACAAGCGATGCAGCTAATAAAACCTAACGGCGCTAAGAATCTTAATTACGCTGCAACCAGAATAAGGCAGTTAGTTAATTTTGGTTATCTAACTGAAGCTAAACCCGAAGAATTATTTGTAAAGCATTTTGAAGATTTTGTTAGTATAGGCAACATTAAAACAGAATGTTTAGTAACGGCTGAATCTGTTTATAAATACATTCAGGATAGAAACTCGGTTAAAGAACAGTTAGGTAAAATACCAAAGCAAAACAGGCACGTTAAAGCTATATTTTCGAATGAAACTGTTATGAACTTTATGTCTGTAGAATTAGCATGTTTATTTTTTGGCATTTCTCGCGTTCGAATTATGAATAGCATAGTAAAGAAAAAATATATCAGAGTTCCCGAAATTGATGAATTAGTAAAATTTATATGACACGTACCGAACAACAAAGGCTAAAAAAGATACTTGAATACAAAAAAGGCTATTTAGATGCATTGATGTGGATTCAAGACCAACAGCCATACGATGACGAATTAGAATTAAGAATTGACATCTATACACACAAAATTGAAGAACTTCAAAACAAACTAAAAGGACATGACGAATGAAGAAAAAAAAGCCGCGCTAATTGATAAGGTAGGCGAACAGCGGGTTAACGAACTAACACAAAACATTTGGCTATTATTAGGTTCACTTAGCACGGCAAAATATGCTATTGCACAGTTCGAACCATCTAAGCTAAAATTCGAAATGAAAAAGCGGTTTTTAGATTTGCGGGCCGCTATAAACCTATTTGTTAATACTTTTGAAAAAGCAGCAACGCCAACCGAACGCGATTTACTTAATGAAAGCACTTATGATAATGTAGCGGTTATTGCTGAAGTTATCGCAATGGCTTCTACTTTGCCTGTATCACAGTCGGAATGGTATTTAAACGAATGCAAAAAACTATTATTTTCAGCTTACAACAAATCACAAAATGAACTGCGTAGCGAAGGCGGTATATAAAATATTTCCTAATCAAGATTTAACAGAATTTCACGACCGTAAATTAGGCGTTGGCATAGGTGATATTCAGCGCATGATACCTACTGATTTATCTGTTTGGGCTGTTTATTGCAACCATTACAAATGTGTTAATTTTGACCTAATAAGGCAGCTACCAAAAACAAATGAATTTATACCGTTATTTCTGTTTCATTCGCAAATGAATGATAGGTTTAGGCTTCATTGTGAGTTTGCGCTATGGGATAGGAACACGGTTATAGTCAATGACATAGAACACGATGCTGATTATTATTTTAAGCATAACAAAGTAGTGCAGGTTGCAGCCTTAATAAAATTTGAAACACATCAAATACTAATAGCAAAAAAATAAAAAACCGCTGCATATCACTACGCAACGGTCTGAGAACACATGAAAACAAAAGAGCAAAACAGTAAATTATTCGCCTGCAGGTTTATCACTTGCAGGTTTTTTTAGCATATCTTTAGGATTAGGAATAAAGCCTTTAAAGTAACCGATAATGTCAACGCCTGTAGTTTGTGAAACGTTCTCAAAGATAGATTTTAATTCTATGCCACAAACAAAAAGTGCAACGTAATAAGATAGGGTAAATTCTAAGTCAAGCATCCATGTAAAAACTTGACTACTTATGATCGCTAAACAATAATCATTCATCTTTGAAATTGTACGTCTAAATCCGCGCGATTGTATTTTTTCGCCTAATGCTTTAGCTTTTCGAACGCCTGTTAAAAAGTCAACAAGTAACAGAAAACTAAGGCACATAATTAGCGGCTTTAGAATGCAAAGTTGTTGTTTAATTTCGGGCAAAATCTTAATAAAGTAGTTCAGCGAATCAGATGCAGCGCGTAGGGAATCGGCGGTAATAATCAGGGAATCCATTAACTAAGTTTAATATATCGTGAAACAATAACAGCCGCTGGCGTACCTATAAAGATAAACCACCAGGGCAGGGGAACGAAAATGACAAAGAACGTAAATGTAAATAGTGCAACCCATGTACCAAAGCAGATAGGACAAGCGCCCGCCATAGACCAAGGGTTATTTTTCATATTGTTTTCAGTATCGTTATAAACGTGTTCAACTTGTTGTAGATAGTCTTTATAAATCACATCAGATTCTTCAGCTGTTTTATTTTCAAGTTGACCGTTTAAATATACATCGCGTTTTATTTTCCATGCGTTATATTTTGCCCATACGTGCTGTTTTTCTTTTGTTTCGAAGTCTAAGTAACGTTTAGAAATAAAAGCGCCGTAAGCGGAAAATATACGCCCTGTATAATATTCGCCCTGAATTGGTGAACCTATGCAGTAATGTAAAAACACTATTGCACAGGCGGCTATGGGTATAAGTATTAGTAGTGATATCATTAGTCTATAGGTGGGAATGGCGGTGACGGCTTCGGTTTATAGTCGATAAGCGGCAAATCTTTGACCCATTGAAATTCAGGATTTACGCAAAAGTCCATTTCTTCAATGCTGATTATCCAGTTATCGAAGTCATCCTGGATTGGATTGAAATAGCTGTCTTCATCGTAAAGCTGCCCTACTAAGCTATCTTTTTGTGTTTCTGTTAATAGTCCTACTTGTATCATAATATTGTGTTAAACATTTCTGGAAAGTGCCACTTGGTAGGCATTCACCGCTGTGTAAAAATTAGCGGCTTCGGCATCTGTAAGTCCGTCACCAATGGAAGAAAAAGCGCATTGACGGTTACTCCATACTGCCCCACTACCTGCAAAATTAAACGCTCCTAACCATATAGGAAATGTAGATGTTGTAGATGAGATTACAGTACCATTTATAATTCTTGTTGAATTTCTAAATAATCTTATTACATTACTTGCAGTTCTACTACCGCAAAAAAATGCTGCTGTATTTACACCTGCAACTCTATCAACAGTAGCGCTATTATTTATCCATATTGCAGTATCCGTTGTAGGTGCAACGTGTGTTCTACCTTGCAATAAAGTATAACTATCTGGACTTGAATTACCGCCTCCAATTTCACATCCAATTGATGTATTATTTGTTCTGCTATAATAAGAAAGATGAATGCTATTTAAAGACATACCCGATGTGCTTAAAAAAGTATTCGCATACCCATTTGTTCCATTAGGCAAAGCACCTGTACTTGAATGTGTCCACCCACCATTAAACACTAATCTAAATGCTGCGTTTGTATCTTGTGGGTCTTTCAAGTTCCATTTATGTAATGCAGCCGTACCACCGATAATCGGATAAATAGCTTTCATCTTTGACCAAATGCCGTAACCTTTCAGCGCAACTACCAAAGTATTTATAGCTGTTAAATTTGTCGCACCTGTTAAGCCTGATGCCGTAAAAAATGCCTGTGCATCGGGGTCATAAGAAACCCCAAAAGCGTATGGATTTATTATCATCTTGTTCCGATTAAAGTGATTTTCAAGCCTGTTGCAGTACCGTCACCAATTTGGTCTATGTCGATAGTTATTTCGGCATCATCAGTAAGCGCACTTGTCGTAATAGTTGCAGCCGTTGCAGCCGTTGTACTTGTTTTTTCTGTATTGTCAATTGTAAGCTTAGTGCCTAAAACAGATGAACCGCTTTGATTTATGTCAACGGTAAATATAGAACCTGAAGCCTGAGCAGTTGTAAGCGAAGCACGAACATCCGTTAAAGTCATAGCGAAAGGCATTCTAAATGTAACCTTAGCCGTTCCTGTTGTTAGTGCTGTAGTTTCATCACTTGCAGCTAACTGAATTTCTACAGCTTGTCTTGTATCATTTTGAACGTGCAATAAGATGTGTCCATCAGTTGCGCTTTTCTTAGCTACATAGCCAATAACTACAATATAATTTGGTGAGGCAGGCTTAACATTTGTAATTGCGCCTGGTGTTGCTGTACTTAAATATAAAATATCACCCTCAGTAAATGAATTAGTATTTAAGCCGTGAATAATGCCGTTTATGCCTACAAAACCGTTTGAAGCATCTGCAATATCTTCGGCTACAATACCAAATGCAGTTTCACTATTTGCTACATTATTTGCCTGTGCTAAATTTATACCTATAAAACCACCTGCAACACCAACTACCTTAACAACGCTGCCCTTAGTAATTAAAGAACCGCTGTTATTTCTTGCCTTAACAAAAAGTTGATGCCCTATTTTATTTTTTAAACCGCCTTGCATACCAAGGTCAATTGTACCATCGTTATTATTCCACGCCATTTGACCAGCGCCTGCCGTTGAAGTTGTAGCCGTGTCAAAATCCAACAAGTTTAAATCTGTAATATCTAAACTACCTGCAGAATCTCCAGCCGTTAAAACTTGTGTTAATGTAGGTGTTACACCGCCACCACTAACTACAAAAAAAAAATCAGTGCTTAACAATTGTGCTAAGTCCGCGCATGTACCTGAAAACGCAATTGGTGCCGCAGGTACTACTTCAGTATTTGCTACATTTGTAGGGTCGATATATTCAACGCTGCCATTATCTTGAACAACTTTAACGCTGCCGTTTACGTTGCATTCAATTTCAACTATATCGGGGCTAAGGCTGTTAATGAAATCGCCCGAAGTCGAATCATAGATGGCTACATTGCCATTTGCGAGTTTTACAATATCAATCATTGGTTTATTATTATTTTAGTGCTAAATTCAATACAATCATATTCAATGCCGTTAACTTCAAGTGTAACAATTTCGC